TCACCGCGCAGATCGAGGCTGATGGCGGCGTGTTCCTGTCGCATCAGTTGGTTTACGTCGTAGCGATGGGTCAGTGGTCGACGGAGATCTTCTACGACGCCCTCAACCCCACGGGCTCCCCTCTTGGCCCGGTCCAGGGCGCGAAGATCAACTACGGCTGCGCGAATGGAGACTCCGTGCAGGAGATCGACGGGGCACTGTTCTGGATCGCGACGAATCGCTCGGCGGCCGCCCAGATCATCACGGTCGATCAGCTCAAAGCGCAGATCGTTTCGACCTCTCCGGTGGAGCGGTTGTTGAGCGGCGCCGACCTTACCGCCGTGCGGAGCTTCGGACTCAAGTACGCCGGCCATCGGTTCTACGGCTTCACCCTTCTGAACGACAACCTCACTCTGGTCTACGACATAAAGGAACAGCGGTGGGCGCAGTGGACGGATGAGAACGGGAATTACTGGCCGATCGTCAGCTCGACCTACCTGGCCAACACGGGCAGTGTCCTTCAGCATCAGACCAACGGCAAGCTGTACCTGTTCAACTCCGCGTACACCTCCGACGACGGTGCCTACATCACCGTAGACATCTACACCCCGAACTTCGACGGGGAGACTCGCCGCCGGAAGCAGCTCAACATCCTCGAGATGATCGGCGATCGGACGCCGGGGAGTGTCCTTCAGCTTCGCTACAACGATGCGGACTACAGCCCTGCCGCGTGGTCCAACTTCCGCGAGGTTGACATGGATGTGGAGAAGCCAACGCTCGAGAACAACGGCACCTTCCTCCGCCGAGCCTACCATATCCGCCACCGCTGCAACACGCGTCTCCGTCTCCAAGCGATGGAAATGCAACTTGATATCGGGACCTTGTAATGGCTACCGCATTCCAGCCGCCGCCGACCTATGCCCTGCCGATCGTCGTTGATGAAAAGTCGGGCCGTGCGCAGTTCAGCCCGATCTGGCTCAAGTGGTTCGTGGACATGGCGCAGGTGCTGTCGAGCTTCGGCGGCGGCTCGGGGAGTGCGGATCACAACCTTCTCGGTAATCTGCAGGGTGGAGCGTCGAGTCAGTATTACCATCTCAACACCGCACAGCATACACAGTTGATTGGGAAGATTGATCTTCCTGCGACCATTGCTATCAATCAGATGCTGGTATCCACGGTCGCTAATGCAGTAGCTGCACTTGCAACGGCAAACAGCTCGGTACTAGTGACGGATGGCGCAGGCGTGCCAGCCTTTGGAACAGATCTGCCCGACGTGACCACGGCCGGCAACAACTTGGTGCGTAAGACCACAACCCTTGCAGACGGAGCAGCCGCCGCAGCAGGCACCTTAGCCAACGCCCCGGCGGCGGGCAATCCTACCAAGTGGGTTCCGATCGACGACAACGGAGTTACGAGGTACATACCAGCATGGTAACGCTGATTGAATACTCACTGCTTGCCAACCCTGAGTACATCGATCAAGTGATCGACGCCTTGCTCATGGAGAGTCCGGAGCTTCGCGGAGTCGAAGTCGAGCGGGAGATGGTCAAGCATATGCTGGAGCGGAGCCCGCATTTGAAGTGCCTGATTCACGTGGAGGATGGGGTGTTGTTGGGCGTGGTTATTCTCCAGGTCGGCCCTGTCTGGTATGCTCCTCGGCGGCGGTGTGCGAGGGATCTCTTGGTCTGGGTCGCCCCGGCGTGGAGGGGATCGAGCCTCGGCATCCGACTAATCCGGGCGATTGAAGCCTGGGCCCTCGAGCACGCGGTGGATGACCTGTATCTTTCCCAATCCACCGGCATCGAAGTCGAGCGAACGGCAGCGTTTTATGAGCGGCTGGGGTATACCCTGTCCGGTTTTATCTCTCACAAAAGGATGGATCATGTGCACAGGATTTGAAATTCTCCCGACGATTTTCGGGGGCGGAGCGGCCGCCGGAGCAACTGCTCTAGGCGCGGGATTGAGCCCCCTAGCCGTTGGCGGTCTTGGTGCCGGCCTAACGGGGGGCCTCACAGGAGGCGCTTTTCTTGGCGCCGGTAGCGCGTTAGGCGGCGCTGCCCTTGGGGCGGGAGCCTTGGGAGCTGCCGAACTTCTCGGCGGCGGTTCGGCGCTGGCAGAAGGTCTCGGCTCAGGAGGGAGTGTCCTCGGAGGCCTTGTTGGCGGAGGTGGGGCGGAAGCCGGCCTTAATTTTGGTTTCGGCACAGACTTTGGCCTAGGTGCCGCAGAAGCAGGGGCTGCCGGCGAAGCCGGTCTTGGAGCAGGCGCGCTAGATTGGGGGTTTGAGCCAGCGCTTGATTGGGGCGCGGCTACTTTGGGAGCGGGCGCAAGTCCCCTGTCGTCCTTGGCAAATTTTGCAAAACAGGCTCAGCCAGTGATGTCTACGGTTTCGGGTGTAAAGGGTCTCATGGATGCCGAGGCGATGAAGAAGGCAGCTCGCCGGGCGGCAATGGCGGCAGATCCCTGGGGCAATTCCGGCGGACGGTCCCTGGCAGATGCGCAGTTGCAGGAGTTGATGCGCAATCCCGAGGCCGTGGCCGCGACGGACCCTGCGTTCAAGCTCCGCGTCATGGGCGCCCAGCGGGCGAATGCGCAGTACGGGCAGGACTCTGGTGCGATGAGCGTGGCCGGGGCGAATGCTTCGACGGACTGGTACAACGCACGACTGGCTCAGCTCGGCGGCATGGCCGGGGCGGGAGTGGCTCCGGGCGCTGGCGGCGGCGTAATGGTGCAGGGTCTCGACAATGCTTTCGACGCAAGCAGCGCAGCCCTTGCAAGCCTCGGCTACGCCGCGGGGACGGCGGGAGCGGGCAACGGCGGCTTGACCCCGGCCCAGCGCGCACAACTGGCGAAACTCGCCATCGGAGGGTAATATGGCGACTGCCATGTACGGTGCCCCGATCGGCTTCATCGCGCAGGAGGAGCAGGCGAATAAGACCGCCTTGCTCCAACTGCAAGCGGAGGAGACGATGGGGAAGCTTGCGGAGATTCCCGCGGACATCCGGCTGAAGAATGCGCAGGCGGCAAACCTTGAAGGGCAAGCGGCGGCGAGGGGTGCGGAGAGTGCAGACCTCGCCGCGATGGATCGGTTTGAGAGGGAGCTGCGGGCGAAGAAGGTCTCGCAGCAGGTGGCCGCGACGCAAGGTCGGGATGCCACAGTACAGGACCTGGAGGCCTCCGACCCCGCTCGTGTCTCTGACCCGATGCTTGAACTCTACAACCACATGGTGGAGGCTGGTGCACCCTCGCGGCTGACCGCGCCCCTTGCGGAGAAGATTGCAAAGGTTCAGGAAAACGAATCGACGGCGGCTTATCGCGCGGGGCAGGCGCGGGTGCAGCAGCTTGAAGCGGAGTCTCGCCTCGCAGATCAGATCGGCACGATGGCACAGACAGCTCTGGCTTCGCCGGAGGGCTATGCGCAGATGCGTTTGCTCGCGACGCAGCAAGGGGCGAAGCTGCCGCCGGGGATCAAGAAGATTATTGATGGGCTGCCTCAGGATTGGAATGCCGCCAAGCGCATCCTGTCCCCCCTCGCTCTCAACGCTCTCTCGGTGAAGGATCAAAAGGAGCTGGCGCTGAAGGAAGAGAAGAACAAGCAAGACATCGCTACGGGGAAGGCCTCGGAAGCTCGGGCACGGGCGTCGGCAGGGCTGGCGTCGGTACGGACAACACTGGTGCGGGAGCAGACGACGAACCTCAAGAAACTCGGCGGCGAAGGTACCGCGCAGGAAGTGGCCGCGAAGGAAACTAAGCTCGCGGTGGACCACACGAAGCTGGAAGCGGAACGTTTGAAGCTCCACCCCCGCCTCCCTGCTGACTCAAGCAAGATCACCCCTGGCCGGACCTATACTGTAGCGGACGGTCGTGTGGCTCGGGCGGTGACTACCGCCGACGGTAAGGTTGCGTTTGAAGTTATTCTTCCGGCCATTCCGAAGGTGCCAATTCCTCGGACGGTGGAGCAGATTGAGAAGGACCAGCGTCGGCGACTGCGCATGAACTCCGACGCTGGCGGTGCCGATGAGGGAGATGACTGATGGCAACCTTGATTTCCCTTGAAGATGCAATGGGCCAGGAGGCACTGGCGGCTCCGACGGACGGCAAGCCGCGCGTTCCGGCGAATAACCTGATAACGTTGGAGGAGGCAACGGGCTTCGTCGAACAGCCCTCGATCGGCGGCTTCCTTACCGACAAGCAGTCCTACAAAGACATGGCGGGCTACGCCGCCGGGGTCGGTGCGCAGCTGAACGACATGTTCACCGGCTTGGGCAAGTCCCTCCTCGGCGGCGCAGCGTATCTGACCGAACGCGCGGCTACGAAGGGGGAGATGGTCAAGCAAGTACCGATGGAACCGGGCGGCAAGACCGGGCCTGCCCCGAACCGTTCCGCGCCGAAGGCTCAGCGGGCCAAGGATATGTTCCCGGAGGAACTCGCCACGCCGTGGAAGAAGGTTGCGGAAGCTATGGGACCGGAGGCGGTCAAGGCTTATGAGGATAACGGCGTTGGCTGGGTAATGGGGAAGATCAGCGAAGTGATCGAAAAGGGCGGCAAGGCGGCGGAAGGAGCTTCGGGCCTGCCGGCGTCGGACTTCATTAACGCGGTCGATCTGTTCACCGGGATACTCGGCGCACGGGCGCTGAAGCCCCAAGCTCAGGCGATGCTCAAACAGCGTATCGGGCAGATGCGCTCGGAGATGAAGACGGCGAAGAAGGGCCGAGACCTTACGCCGGAGGAACTTGCGGCGGCTTACGCCGGGACGCAGAAATTCCGGCCAGGGGACACTACGCAGACGAAGCCGGCGGACTTCGAAGCGACGCAAGAACTGCCGGCGTTTGAGAAGACTCAGCCGATTGAACAGGCGGCTCCGGCGGCAGGGCCACGACCCGTTGCGGATGTGCTTGACCCGTACAAGGTCCCTGCGATTGCGGCAGGGACGGGGGCGGCAGCTTGGGCACTGCAGGAGCAACTCGACGATGAACAGCTCGCAGCCCTTGGCCTGGCAGGCGCAGCCGCGATCGTGAAGCTGGATGGCGTGCCGGACGTTCGTCTGGTTGACATGCTCAAGCAAGGCGGTCCGACGCGGGAGGCAGCCGCTGCACAGATCTACCGCGACAACGTGCCGAAGCTTACCCGGGGCCTGCGGAAGTACGAGAAGCAGGGCGTCGAGATTGAGGACATCGTGCAGCGGACTATGGAGAAGGGACTCCGCGCGATTGAGAAGGGCTCCTTCGCCGGCGATGCCGCGATCGGGACGTACCTGTACAGGATTGCCGAGAACGAGGTCAAGTCCGGGATGCGGTATGAGAAAGTCCGGCCGAAGACTGAGTCGATGGATATGGAGGAGACTCCCGGCATTGGGAAGGGGGATGAGGCACGGCCTTCGGCTCACGAGAACATCGCGGACGAGTCCCTCGCGGGGCGCTCCCCTGAAGCGGTCGCGCTGAACAACGTCCTCGGCCAGCGGATGGCGAAGGCCCTGGACTCCCTCCCGGAGAACTTCCGCCGCCCGTTCGAGATGCGGGAGCTGGAGGGGATGGACTACGCGGAGATCGCGGAGGCCTTGGGCCAGCCGATCGGGACGGTACGCTCGCAGATCTCCCGCGCGAAGGACTCGCTGCAAAGGGCGCTGAAGGAGTACGGGCCGGGTACGGGGAAGGTTGCGCTCCTCGGCGGCGTCGCGGCGGTAGGGATGTCAGAGCTGGATGACGAGACGAAGGCGGGGTTGGCGGCTGCGGGTGCGATGGGGGCGATTAAGGGGAAGGGAGGGATGTGGCATCCTGATACGGTCAAGCAAATGATAGAACCTTTGACCAACGCACAGGCTTTGCGGGCTTATGGCGACATCGCGGAAGATCTCCTGGAACCGGCTGAATCGCGAGCACTCGGTCGCGCGCAGGCGACTGAAAAATGGGCAACGGGAGCTGTTACAAACTACTTAAACAAACATGCTGGCACGGCAACAGACCCTTTGAAGGACATTGAACTGCCCGACGGTACGCGCTGGGAAGATGCGACGGATCAAGCTTTGGGTTCGCGTTCAGCCGCGGACTATGGGCCCCGCGGTTCACAAAGTGCCATTCCTGGTTTGCGTAAACTTATGACAGAAGGCAAGGTATCACCGACCGAACCTATCTATGAAATGGGCTCGCCTAACTGGCCAAAGCAATTCGGACACGAAGGCGCTGAAGTTGGAAACATGGTGCAAAAGCTTCAGGATTACTTGGCGCACGTTAGTGATTATCTAGATCAAAACGTCCCCGCGGACAAGCTCCCCCAATACGACCTCGTCCGCGCGGTTAAGGAAACCAAAGCCTGGGACGATCGCATGGCGAAGGAAGCCGCCAAGGCCGCCGAACGCGAGGCAAACTCTGCCCTCAAGCGTATGGAGCAGATGACCGTCGCGATGGACTTCCCAGGGACGGGGCTGAAGCTGGTGAAGCTGGACAAGCCGGGGGACTTCGCGCATGAGAGTACGGTGATGGGGCATAGCGTGCGGGGGTATGAGCCGCACAAAGCGGCTGTGCCTTTCAACCCCACGGACTGGTATCGGCATGTAATGCCAGCTGAAGTTGGACGACGCTTAGGGCCAAATCCAAGGCCTGAGGTTGTAGCGGCGACTCCTGAGTATCAAGCATTTCTTGCCGACAAAGCTGCTCACCCTGATTGGGTACCTGACTCTGAGAAGGGTATGACTGAAGCGCGCTTTTCTTCCGGCGATCCGAACTACGGTCTCGGCGGCTGGGACGCGATCAAGCGCGGGGATGCGGAGATTCTGTCGCTGCGGGACTCGAAGGGGATGAGTCATGTGACGGTGGAGATTGATGCGGGTATGGGAGGGCTCAAAGAACTGCAAGCTCAACGCGCGGAGATGAATAACTTTGCGCGCAACCTAGGCACGCCGGAAGAAGAGCTTAGTTGGGACGTGGGGCCGCCACCGGCCAGAGTTCTCCAAATCCGCGGCAAGGGCAACGCCCCCGTTCCCGAGCGCTACCAGCAACAGATCGCGGACTTCCTGAACTCGCGGGAGTGGGAGCGGGTGGGGGATCTGGACAATGCGGGGATCGCCAAGATCGGAGATCGCTATCACACGGCGGCAGAAGTAACCGGCTGGGTCAAGCCAATGCGGGAGGCGTTTGACGCGACCGAGCTGGCAAAGCAGTTAGACGAGGCTTCACGCAAGGATGACTGGACGGACTACGATCAGCTGCGTCGGCAGGAAATTGAAGTCATGAATCCGCGAACTGGACGGACGGATCGCTTTGATCTGAACGAAGTTGCGGGAATTCTGCGCGATCCCTTTGCTTATGACTTGCCACAAAATCCTGGCTTGATCCCGCAGATGCTGGACGCGGTGAACCAGATTCGCAAGGCGGAAGGTAAGCCTCCGGTTGATGTCAATGGGCCGAAGAGCCCTCGTGACATCTTCGGCGGCAACCAGCGCGGCAGTGCATCCCCCGAGCAGATCTTCACTCTCGCAGCCGCGACCGCGGGAGGGACCCTTGGAGCGTTCCTGGACGAGGAATCCCCCCTTCGTGCAGGCATCTACGGAGCCATCGGCGGCGGGTTGCTCGGGTCTGCCGCCGGGCGCAAGGTCGTCAAGCAAGCGATCAAGTCCCCCGATTGGGCACTCGGCCTTGTCTCCACCCGCCTCGGCAAGATCGCGCCGGAGCTGAAAGGCCGCCTGCGCCTTCACGAACTCCGGGTGCTGAAGGCGGTCGATACGGTCTACGACCAAGTGACGCCGTTCTTGGACGCGCTGCGAAAGCAGCCGGCGGCGGTGCAGGAAATGATCGCGCGGGACTTGCTGAACGGGAAGCTCAGCACGTTGAAGGCAATCCCTGCCCTGGCCGCGACGTACCCGAAGGTGCAAGCGACTCTGAAGAATATCGAGGGGCAGCTGCAAGGACTCGGCCGGTTCGCGGAAGGGGTGGGGGAATACTTCCCGCG